GACTCGATAGCAATCTCGGTTGCTGTCCTAACTGGCCCTGCTGGATCGCGCAAGTCGTTAAACATGGCAATCTTGATAGCATTTTGCAGCTCTACTATCTCAAATTGAGCCAATGACAGGCTAGATGCCGTGTCTAAACGCTGTATAGACGGATTATTGGTGTTGTTAGAACCAACTGGAATAACAATTCCTGGTGCTATAACCATATTGTAGGGATTAGTGACCCCATCGTCGGTTGCAGTGTACATTCCTGCTAGGTCAATAGCGGCCTTCTGCAATACGAACTCTTTAGCCTTGTTTAGTGACTTAACATCGGGCAGTGTTTGCATCGCTGGCCCTCTACCGCGTACCTCACCGGAGACTTTTGTGTAACGTCCAGTCACCCAAGGGGATGAATTACCAAAATCTTCTACCCATGACAGCCTTTCTTCTTGTTTAACCCATAGACAACCGTAGTATTTCTTGTCTTTAGGGTCATACACCACGCCTTCAGACACTTCTACCTCGGTATCAGGCTTGTTATCGATCATGTTTTGGACGTTGGTAGATGGTTGGAAGCCTTTCCACATCCTTTCAAGCAATCTAGCCTTGACCTTGAACCGTCTCCAGTGGGTTTCGATGGTACCGTTTGGCCCTTCTTCAAAGGCTATACCCTTCTGAGGGATACAGTTAAAGACGATAGGCATGGAATCGTCTTCTGTTTCATCAATCTTGAGCGTAGCAGTGCCGATTAACAGGTCTAGTGCGGCCTCATAAAACTGAGTACCGAAGTTAGACCGATTGATATAGTCAAAAACTATCTCTGCCTGCTTCTCTAGGTTCTCTCTGATCTGCTTCTCGGTAACGTTGAAGTCTCCGGTCTCCAGCAGATTGAGTATTTCGTTCGACGGGTTGAACGTAGCCCATCTAGCCCAGATTGGAGCAATGTTTTCTTGGAGTTTACTAGCCCCCTGCTGGATAGCAGTCAATGACGTAGAGTCAAATATGCGATCCATCTTCTTTTGGCCCTTGTCTTGGATCTCAAACAAGTTCCTTTGTGGTAAAAAATACTCGTAAACGTCCGTCAGTTGATCGTGCCACATGGCCTCAGAATCAAACGCCCTACTCTCTCGGCTCTTTAGGTCTTGGAGTGAACCAAGATGCGGGGGAAGTTTCATTATCTTGTGCCCATTGTTGAAGTCATGAGTCCAGCACGAGCAGCAGCAGCGGCTCCACGTCTACCAGCACCAGCTAAACCGCCTAACATTGAGCGTCCAGCAGATCCAGCAGCGCCTCTAGCACCACGAGCACCAGTAGCAGCCTCGGCCCTAGTACGGGGAGCACCACCAAGCAATGAGCCTGAGCCTAACTTGCCTCTAGCCAATGCTTTGAAGCGTTGTTCCTGTTCTGCTATCTCCTCATCGAGTGCGCGTTGTTGTCTTTCTGTTACCGCTAACTCTTGAGCCGTTGGTTTGGGTGCCTTTGGTTTCTTCACTTTGTTTTCTCCAGATATTTGTATAACTGAAACGGTGTCCAGATGAATGGTCGGTTAATGCCTAGGATCTGTTTTGCATGTCCTACGCATGTATTGAGCATGAATAGCGATTGCCTTGTGGTCTTACGATCGATTTTAACAATGATAACCTCCTCGATTTTATCCATTTGTCGATCGATAGTAAACAAGTCCACATAGTGTACGGTCTTGGCGTATATGATCCATCGGCCTCTATCTGCTATGGCGATATAGCAATGCTTGATGAATGGGTGCAGGAATCTTGACCACCAGTGGCCGGAGTCATTCGTGAATACGACATAAGCGTCAGAAGACACTGAACCGAACCTCTGCCTGTCTTGGTTGTGGTCTATGTCCTGATACCATTGATTCTTGCCAGCCTAATGCTAAAGTCTGTAATGCATCGGCACCATGTGAGGCCCAATCGTGAACAGGTGTGTCTTTGAAGACATTGCGCTTCTCATCGAACTCGCGATGATAGGATGCGATACAGTTGAAGCCGTGCTCCGTCTTGTCTTCATCAAACCAGAATCTAGGGAACATCCGACGGATGGCTTGGATGCCTTCAGCCTTAGTCCTTGGCCTCTGTACTGTCCTGAAGCTAATGCCCATCTCTCGTGCTACTTCCTTTCTGCTACGGCCAGATGTGAGTTCCCTGACTTCGATATCATGTGGTGCTAGATGCTGTCCGAGCATGACGTTATTGGTAGAGGCGTATTGATTGAGCCATTGAATGTAGTGCTCCATGCCTTTACCGTTGTTCTCATAGTATCCGATCAACCGGATCTCTTTGCCTATAGCTTGGAATAGCCAGATGCTCATAGAGTCGCTTATGCCTAGATCCCATGCGGTATGAACCATCAATGAGGGCTCAATCGGTAGCCTTGTGACCCGTCCTTGATCCTTGGCCGTTGCTATCTGATCGGCAAAGTATGCCCCTGCTATTTGTGCCTCAAATGACCCGTAGAATTCTTGCTGGATCAGCGCCTCTTCCATCCCTTCGAGTCGTTCCTGTTCGATGATATCGGGTGATATGACAGGTGATCCGTCCGCTCGCTTGGTGTCCTTGACCGTTAGATTCTGGCAGAACCACTCGTTTGATGACTTGGCCATTTGGTACAGTGAGTGCCCGTGATTCTTGCCTCGTGGAGTGTAAATAAAGACAGCCCATCCACCATTCTCAGCTAATATCGGCCTGATATAGCCCCATGCGTTAGGGTCGCATAGTGACCATTCATCAAACACTACTCCGACCGGATTACTACCGACTAGATTGTTGTAGTTATCCGAGCCTGTTAGCTGCCACGTTGACCCATTGACCAACTCAATGACCATTTCCTGAGCACTGGTACGCTTGCGGATCTCTTTAGGAAAGACCTGGTCAAGGATAGGCCGACCCTCGGAGTCAATGCCGCTCCAGATAGCCTTACGGGCTTGTGTTTGATGGGGGAAAAGGTGCCAATATGTGCCGACACGCTTAAACATCTCTTTGGCTGTAAAGTTTAGGGTAGCACTGCCCTTTCCTGCCCTACGATGCCAGACACAAACGGCCCTTTTAACTCCGCTATCCATAGCCCTAAAGAAGTCTATTTGATGCGGTCTAGGTTCCCAATCATAGGGAATAGAAATGTTAGGCATTCTTGAAGTCTGAGACCGTTATCTGTAGATCACCGCCACCTTCGCCGCTAATCTCTACAGCTTTCACGTCTGGCAAATACTTGCTAATCAACTTCATTTTGATTTCAGCCGCAGCTTTAAGCCTAGTCACTGCTACAGGGTCTAATTCAGACTCCAGCTCAGCGATTTTATTAGAAATCTCAATGACTTGTTGAACAGTGCACTTCTTAGAAAGCATCTCTCTCAATGCTTCCTGTCGTTCTGCTCTAACCTTATGTGCTCTTGTTGCTGCCATGGTGTTTACCCTTACCGAATATCTTATCGTAGTTGGCTTGATAGGCAGCATTTGAGGCCGAATTGTACCGCCTAGCATGGCTACCCTTACCGCCATGATCCCACTCTGGAAAGTGACGATTAACTGTCTCTTTATCTAATTTATTTCGATGGTCTGGCACGTTTCACCCTATGTTTTACGGTATATGCTGTTTGGTTATTAGCTTATTCTAAAACGGTATTAGACAAAGTTTAATATATAAATTATTGTTTGATCCGTGGTATCAAATTATAACTCAATCAGCAAGGAAATACACATGATCAAAGCAAACCTTTACAACGCACCCAAAGCCCAACAGATAGACGGCAAGAAAATGATCTTAGAATTATCAGACGGTCAGCGCTTCAACGTCAAGGGTTCAAGAGAAGCAAACAAACTTTGCAAGGAGTTAAACGCCAAGCCTTGGAATTTCTAAGGCTTCGGGTCTACCAGTTAGGGACTGGTACTGACGAGGCCATCAGGCCGAAACCCAAACAGCAAGGAGTTACACCAATGAGAATCAATAGAAAATTTTTAGAAGCAAAAGTCGCATACCTTAACCAATACCTAGGCCAATCAACTGAGGCATGGACAAAGCAAGCCGACGGAAGATATCGCGCTAATGTCGGCACCTACGTGCTAGACCATAACTCAATCTATGGCGGTTATTGTCTCAACCGCATTTGCACCGAAGGCGGCGGCCAGTCGCATGCTATCAGTTCTAAGCGCGTTCCCGCTTCACAAATGGCTGATCTTATCTCAGCATTCCTCGAAGGCATGCTTTTGGAGAATGAAAGGCTAGATCGAGAATACGCAGAAATCGCAGACCGTCTGACAGCTTAAACCAATCAATCCGAGGGGATTATATCATGCCAACACTTTTTACACTTTGCGACTTTGAGACGTACACTTACCGCGTCCCAGCCTTTGCCATAGCGCCGCTACGGTACACCGACTATACAGGCGTACAGGACGACGAGGAGGCATTCGTTGACAACCTGAAAGAATGGCTTAATGAAACACACGGGGAAGGCACCGAATGGCATATAGGCCACATATCAGAGCCTTATCATGGCCGCTCTGACTTCGAGGGCATAGTAGGCCAAATATGCAACGTAGACATTGAGGTAATAATATGAACCGACTGACCAAAATATGTATTGCCGTGGCATTTGTCGCGGCCTTGCTCTGGATCTCAAGCGAGGACTACAACCACGAAGTAGAAACGTTCAACCAATACGTCGAGAACGTGTGCGCTGGATATCATCCAGACTATGACAACGTTCAACCAAAATGTGAGGGCAAATAATGAGCAAGACGGAGTTATACGAATTTATATGCGAAATTAGCTGTAGAGTAGCCGACGATGACGATTATGAGGATGATTTGCTGCCACAGTTTGAGGAATTATTAGCATTTATCGAAGGGGGTATTGTATGAGACCAAGCCGAAACGAGATACTCCAAGCATGGCTAACGCTGGTAAAGATCAAGGAATATTACGACCAAGACCGCCTAGACTCATGGGATCGGCAACAGATATTCGATGTGCTGAGGATACTGGATCAACTACAACAGGAGATGTGCCATGTGGAAAGATAAACTTTTGGTACCTAGATACACAGGCGGGGCGATGATAATTGCCTTCTGTTTGGGCTACATCATAGGCGCAATGCTTATGTGACTACCAAGACGGCTTCTTAGGGTTATCCTTTGGAGCCGTTTCCCTTTCAATCAAGATCTCGATGTAGTGCGCTGCCTTCCTGAGATCTTCAACTCCACCCTTATCACGCCATCGACTAATGTACTTGACGACCGCATGTTCACAGATGCCCAAGTCGTTTGCTAGTGCGTACTCAAGTGGCTGAATCATCATGGTTTTGTAATGGTTGCCTGCCACTTGCCGATCAAGTGCTGTCATATCAACTCCTGAATGTTTGCCTTCAATCTTCCCTGTTCCCCGTACAATTTGTGGAGGATTACGCAAGTCATACTTCGAGAACTGGCATAGCCTGCCCCACTGTGCCAAGCATCGGCGGGTGCTAGGATGTTCCAAGACTCGAACAATGCGCCGCCATATTCCTCTTGATTCTTGTGATGTATGTGGCCTGTCCATACAAAGGTGTGGTCGCTCTCTCCCCATTCTTGCCTCAAATTACTGACGATTGACCCGTGAAGATTAGACATTTTAATCCGATCACCGTGATGCGTCACGACTAGATTCTTGCCCCATTGCCACCAGATAAATTTGGAAGCGTTGTCAAATACCTTGACCCGTGGATCATCTTCGAAGTACAGACGCATGACCTCATTCAACCACAAGGCCGCATCAGGATCATGGTTGCCTCGGACATTCACAAGCCACACCTGATTATGCTTCTCAAGCATACGTAATACCGTACGCTTTATCACATTACTGGCAGCGCGTATGGTCTTGGAGTATCGACCATCAGAGTCTAATAAATGTTTAGAGTTAGGCGTTGAACTGGTGGAGTCATTGATGTGCATGAAGTCGCCCAAGTTTACCAGCACTCCAACTTCACAGGCGGGGCAAGATGAGACTAGACGATCAATAGCATTTTCTAAAATAGTTTGGCTAATCTTGACATCATAGTCATCGCCCATCGTTTCGCTGTGATGAGCAAGCATCCCAAGGTGATGATCCCCAACAATGTAAGCAGCCATAAGATCACTATCAGTGCTTGCAGGCGGGTCTGTGGGGGCATGTAATCCGGTGACTTCATCTTTGAAACCCTCCACAAATTCTGCGATTAACTCCTCTAGCTTTTGCTTTTCTGGCTCTTGTATGTGCCACTGTAGGACAATCTCATTGTCCATGTTATAGGCAGTAGAGACTCGCTTGGTGGTAAATCCTGGTGCTGTCTGGCGATTTAGATTGAAATCTGGTGCCATCCCTGACAGTGCAGCCTTGCGATGTATTGCCAAGATGCAGGCGCTAATTCTTTTCGGATGCCTGCCAAGTTTTTCGGCTATGTCTTTTTGCGGCATACCAGTCATGTGCATCTCAATCACCTGTCTTTGGTGGTCAGTGGTGCAAAACTGCAAATGATGCTCGGTGCTTCTAGGATTCATCTTCACTATCCGGTAGAGAGCAGAATATATTAGCAGCCATGTACAGGCGACCAATGACTGAGGCGATTGATTCAGGGTCAGATGAAAAGGTGCCAGGCATTTGCAAATCAAAGAACTCTTGGTGCTCGGTGACTATTACAGCACCGCATATATCGCCAGCTTCGACTTGCTCAAGCAGACCGCGCAGAACATCACGGACTTGCTCGGCATTCCTATCTAAGATCGAGACGTCGCCCATTTCTTATTCAACGATTGGTACTTGACAAGCATCTCTTGCAGATCCTCTATCGTATATTTCACAGGATCATGCGGCCCTTCTAGCCACTCAACCCGCTCTAACCCTATCTTTTTCAATAAGTTTGACCGATATTCTGATAAATTACCAGACTTATAGTTATTGCAAACTGAGCATTGTTTGTGACAATTATCTTCACTGAATCGTAGAGCAGGATGACCGCCTACTGTCTTGTAATGACCCGCATGGTACTGGCCAGTGTGATGGCGACCGCAGGATATACAAGGGTCTTTCTTATCTCTGTTCCTAATGTACTTATTGAACTCGGTTTGACACCGCCTCATCCAGTAGGATCTGTCTCGCTTGGCTTCTCTTGCTTCTGACTTCTGAATTCTAACTCTTTCTTTCTTGCCAAACGCGACAAGGCATTCAGTCGCATTACACGTCTTCTGAAATGATGTAAATTGCGGCGTAAACCTTTCCCCGCAGATCCTACATTTCTTGGCCATGTCACCTTCTGACCTCGGTCAGCTCGAAACCTTGCTCCCTCAAGTGTCGCTCAACCATATCTAAGAACTCGCTATGCTGCTTGATATTCATTAGGGATGTTACCTCAAAATCGAATGGCTCTACCATAAAGGACAACTTCTGTTCATAGCTGTACGGTTTGACCCTGCTATCATACACTGCCTTAAACTTCTCACTGTCACGTCGCAGGATTGGTATACCAAAATGTAATTTACAATAGGCGCGATACTCCCAAGCCTTCATGTCACCCTGCTTTTCACAGTCTCGATACCACTTATTAGCGGTGTTGTTCTGTGTATTGGTGCGGCGCTTACCTTTCTTCTGGATCTGTACGGAGATGGGATACTCTAACTCGATCTGGCCTAACATCTTCATCATGTTGTCCAGCCCTTCCCGATTGTCGATTGTCATCTCTACGCAATCAGTTGCTAGTCTTTCTTTACTTAGTGTTTTCATCGATCACCCTCATGATATTTTTTATTCTGTCTTCTACTTTTGTATGTCGATTGTCTGCCACCTTCTGTGCTACCAGGTCATAGAACCAGTCGCTATCTAATAACTCCTCGATGATCTTCTTGCACTTGACTTCAACGTCATCTTCTTTGCTTGCTGTTCTGAATACTAAATCGTTCATGCTGCCCCTAATATTTTCACACGTTGCTGGCTCAACCTATATCGTCGGTATTCTTCTCGACTAGGCTGGTGCCCCTTGCTTACCTCGTTCTCATATATCTCTATAAAGAAAGCATCCTCCAATGCCTGATCCTTTTGATCCCTAGAAAAGTAACTGTTTACTCCCCGCTTTTGTAGTACATCGTTGAACAATGCTGCATCCGTCAGACCTATGGCTTGTACTACCTCACTACCCTTTGCCCCGCACACATGGCAGTGGATTAATACCTTGCCTTGATCCTCTTTCAGTGATAGTGCCGTTGGATTATTGCCATCATGCACTGGACAGATAGCCCTGTACCTATCACCGAATCGTCGTACCTTATCCAGCCTTTCTAAAATCTCTTGTAGCATCTTTAGCCCTCTTGATTTGTAAATGTTTCACATAGCTTTGCACTTCTGGCATTCGCTCCCTGCTTGGCATTGGCCTTACTCTAGGCCATACCCCGAACTTGCTACGGTAGGCCCAGCTTGCCCATCCAGGTTTGTACCCTTTCTGCGCTGCATAGAACTGTAACTCGTATAACCAACGGCCCTTGTCTTCTGGTGACTTCTTGATCTCTTTCAAGATTTGCTTGTCTGTCTTCAGCAACTCAGCTTTGGGAACCTCGTACCCACACGCACATCGAGGCACCATCATGGTCTGATAGCATTGTGGGCAATCCATAGTCTTGGGTTCTTTCTTCTCTTTGGTTTGATCCCGCTCCTTGTATTCTTTCTCACCATCATGTAAGCAATCAGGCACGATATCCTCGGCAAACCCATGTCTCGCCACATTGCCAGCATGGTCTAAGATGATTGCATGAGGCTTGTTTTCGTGAATGCGTAGCACTCTGCCGATACGTTGCACATAACTAGCTAGAGACTTGGTTGGGAATGCGTCGATCAGACACCGTACACTTGGCGCATCGTATCCAGTATTCAGCAAGCGACTGCATGACAAGATCTTGAACTTACCCTCGTCATGTTCGCGGTAAAGGATCTGTCTCTCGGCATCATCCATGTACCCATCGATATGCTCGGCACTAATACCCGCAGCATTGAACAGTCTGACCATTGTTTTG